CAAGATGACGCGGACTCTTGCGGGCTTTGCGCTTGATGCGCTTATGCTTGAGTTTCTTGGGTATCATTTTTAGGGCTGAACACGTCTTCGTGGGTAGCATCATAAATGGCGCTTAAGTCAGAGATAATATCTTTTAAAATATCTAATTGCCAAATTCCTGATTCCATTTCAAAAGCCTCTGTGACTTCTGCTGACGCCTCGCCAGAGTCTACGTCTATTTTGATTTTTATATATTTACTCATTTATGAATATCCTATTTTGAAAAGTTGCCGGGATATTGTCCCGTCCCGGCGCGGGCGGTTTAGGTGTCAAAAGGTCGGGAAAACCTCAGCGATTGTTTCCGTACGCTCACCATGCCAATTCTGTGAGCTTATACCATTCCCGATATGTTAAAAAGGTATATCTAAGTCCGTATTGCTGGCTATGGCCGTTTCTTCACCACTATCATTATGCTCAGAACCGCCCATTAGTTTAACTTCTGAAACACGCAGCTCTAATGACGTTTTCGTCGTCCCGTCTTTCGCAACATATTCGTTGATAGTTGGTTCACCTGTAACAACAATCTTAGTTCCTTTTTTAATCCATGCAGAAAGTTTTTCTCCACGTTCTCCCCACATTGTGCACCGGACCCATGTCGTCTTTTTCTTGTCTCCGAATCCAGTGTCGCAAGCGACAGACCAGCTCGCGTTGCTCTTACCGGATTGAGTCGTTCTTATTTCGCTATCTCGACCGACATTCCCGGCCACCATTAGATGCATCATTTTTTTAATCTTTCTTTCAGTTTTAAAACCATTTCGTCAAGTTCTCCAAGGAATTTAACAACCTCGGATTCAAGTTCTTCAATGCGCTCGTCGTCACGGTCAACGCGGACACAAAAGAAATCATTGTTCTCTGGTAGTCTAGGGTCGAATGACACGAAGTCGCACCATTGACGCCCAGCACAAGCCATCTGCCATTGCATTTGGTTCATATATTTCGACGGTGCTTTTTCTGCGAGCAACGTTGCAATGTGCGTTGCTGTGTTGGGGCATTTAATCTCCAGCATACCCTCATCGCATACCATGCCGTCAGGTGATGCCCCTGACATTTCGATGTTAGGGTGCAGAATGAATCCTTCTTCAATAACAGCGTTGCCTGTTTTAAATTCGTAGGCAGCTCGCGCTTGCGGCTCGGTATCAGTTCCCCATTGCATGGCTGCGTTGGCGTAGAACTCCGTAGGGGTGCCTGTGAGCCTCTCCACGAGAAGTTGGCTCATGTATGTGGCTCGGCTTGCGCCATACCCTGATTTAGTCTTAGACATAACATCTGAGACTTTACTAGCACTAACCTTGCCTGTTCGGGCCGCAAACCATTCTGGCGTTCTTTGTTCCATTATGCGTCTGCCTTGTTTTCAAGAGATGCTTTTGCTGATGCAAACTTGTCGGACGGCATCTCGTCATAATTCTCTATTTTGTAATACTTTAAAAATACAGAAGATTTGACGCCTTTTTGATTTATTAAGTTCACCAGTTCTTGTTCTTGTTTCTCCGTGATGTTTCGATGAATAACTGGCGTCCCTTCTGATGCCTCTGGGTCGTCGCCTGTTTCTATCTGGAACAACTTGAACAGCAGATATTTATTAGCACCAGTTAACGCCTTGTACAGTCCTTTGTCGCCGACACCGTTCTTGTTTCTGTCATTTCCGCATCCGTAAGCGATAATTTTCTCTGGCCACACCTCGCCATCTTTATGCGCGAGGGTGTAAGCAACTTTAACTAATGTGTTACCATGAGAGTCTATTGGCTGCACTTCTTCTTGCGATGGAATCAACATAAGCCCCGCTTCAATCATTGCAGGGCGCAGCACCTCTAACAAGTCAGCTTCGCCCGCGTACTTGTAGCCGTGGAACGTGTTTTTCCCTTTCTTTTGAACGTATCCGCATTTTTCCATAACACTATGCAGCGATGCTAAAATACTTGATTTTACGTGTGTCATTTTTCCTAGTTTCCTTTTTCTATTGCTTTACGCACTTTTTCCAGCGCAACAAATGTTGATGTGCTCGGGCCTTTGCCGCCACAACTGGTGCTTATCTGAGGCGCGCACTTTAATATGGCTTCAGCGTGAATTAAAGCATCTTGCACGTCGTCTGACGTGGCCCCTCGAAGTTTTGCCGACCGGCGCAGGACGTTTACAATTGCTTTGTTCATTAGAATTCATCCGTTAAAAGAGCGTGTTCAATCGCCTCTTCGTCAGCGTTACTGAGTCGTTGATACATAGACTCAGGTAGTTCCTTGCCCTTCCCTGTTGTCCAAAAAAGTTCCCAATCAACAACATAGGGGTGAAAAATTCCAACGTCTGGTTCTGGTGGGCAAATCGGACCCCTCGCCAAAACAGTAAGCCCACCTAGAATCTCTACTTGTGCTTGTGCCATTTAATTAATCCCTTTGTTTGTTTGATGTGCGGCGCACCGTGGCGGTACTCAAATATCTCAGGCCAGTTGTGCATTATGTAATCAAGCGCGTCCGCCATAATGATAGCTTCACTTTCTAACCTGTCAATATGGTCTTGGGTGGATTTTCGTAAGCTATCTTGAATCGGTTTGTCCATAAAATCCTCCGTTGTTTGATGATTATATAATACACCAATTTATCTGACTAACAAGTATTATTTTGCATTGCGCTGCAAATATATTTGCGGTACAAAGAAAACTGAAAAGGAGAATTCATGCATTTACATAAACAGTTATTAGAATCAATCGGCGGGACTCGCGAGATTGCAACGGCGTTGGGTGTCAGCGATGACAAAGTGTCGAAATGGAAAAAGACGGGGATTGCAATGAAGTACGCAGAGCCGCTTATTACGTTCGCTAGGAAAAAGGGTGTAGAGCCAAAACTCTGCGATTTCTTCAATGTTTAAGCGCGGCAAATACAACGCGGTCAAAACCGTTGTTGACGGCATTACCTTTGACTCAAAGAAAGAGGCTGCCAGGTATGCAGAGCTAAATCTTCTCGAACGTGCGGGCGAGATTACCTGCCTCACCTTACAGCCCCGCTTCGACATTATAATCAAAGGTAAATTTTGTTGTTTTTACAAAGCAGACTTTAAATACTTTACAGACGAAACATGCGTGATTGAAGATGTAAAAGGCATGAAAACGCCTGTGTACAGGCTCAAGAAAAAACTCGTCGAGGCTCAATACGGAATCAAAATAACGGAGACATAAAAATGAACAAAGAATTAAATAAGAAACTCGCCATCATAGCCCATGCAGAAGCATCAAAAGCATACGAGAAAGCGCCGGGTGGGTATAAGTCGGGCCACGCAAAGGCATTGCAGAACGCCATGACAAATATGTTAAAAATGGAGAATAAATTATGAATAAACGGAAACAGAGAAAATTATACGCAGAAATCAATTTTATCATAAACTACATCTCAGAAGAGTGCGAGATAGGGGTCCGGGACATTCAATCAGACACCAGGGCGAAGCATATAGCACAAGTGCGCCATGTCATCGTCTGGGCCTCACGCCTACTCACATCGGCAACATGGAGTAATATTTCTAAGGCGCTACGCCGAACGGACCACTCAACAGCCATTAACAGCTATAGGCGCGCGCTTATGCTGCGTCATCAATCAACGCACCACAGATTATGCATGGATAGGTTTATTTCCCATTTAAGAGAAGAGTTGAAAAATCGACCTTTAGATGTATAATATGTTTGCGGTGAAAAAAGCGCGGGTTGATCCCCTGCGTTGGTTTTGCTTTCTCGGCCCGCCGCCCTTTTATCCAGAGATAGCACATATAGAGAAAGGATGAACCAATAGCACAATTCCCCGCAATACCACTTTGGACAGACGCTTATCTTGCCGATACGCGCCACCTAACGACGATTGAACACGGCGCGTATTTATTACTTTTAATTATAGCATGGCGCAGCCCAGACTGCGATTTACCAGACGACGACAAGATTCTTGCTCGGTATGCGGGCCTAACAAAAGGTCAATGGCTGAGGATAAAGCCAACTATAATGGCTGCTTGGAATCTTAACAATGGTCGCTGGACGCAGAAAAGATTGCAAAAAGAATTAGCTTTCGTCAGACAGAAATCATCGAGTAACAAACGCAACGCAGACGCTAGGTGGTTGAAAACAAAGGAAACTATCGATGCCAGCGCAATGCGACCGCAATGCGAAGTCGATGCCCCCACACCCACACCCACACCCACACCCAAAGATAGTAGTATTAGTGTGCCTAAAGTCACACCTAAGCGAGGCACAAGGATTGCTGATGATTGGGTTCCAAACGAAAGCAATATAACTTACGCTCAAGATAAAGGATTTTCAGATGCAGAAATTAGGAACGTTGGCCAAGGATTTTATGACCACTGGATCGCAGCGACAGGACGAAACGCAACAGCCCGCGACTGGAACGCCAAATGGCGGACGTGGATTGGTAACGACATTAAATTTAACGGGAATCCTGGACAGCGGGAAATCAACGCTAGAAATAAACAAGGGGATCAAGGCGTCATTGAAACAGGGGCTAAAGTTGCGGCCCAATTACGGGATGACGACAGACCCCTATCCGAGTTCCTACGAGATTTTATCGACAGTTAATCAAAACCACCTTGATTTTATTAGGGAGGCCACAGCGCCAATGATGAAAGACAAGATTGTATACTTGCTCACAGCAGCCTATAATGTTTTGGCTCATAGAACCCAAGACAATATGGATAGGGAAACCACTATTAGCATGTACGCTCGCGTTGCTATGGATTACCCCGCCGACGTTGTTGAGCACGTTGTCGGCGGTTTATTAAAGCCTGGCCGTGATAAAAATAAGTTTTTCCCATCTTTTCATGAGCTAGGAAATGACTTAGAAATGTTTGGGCGGGATAGATTAAACCTCAAGGACGCAATAGAAAGGGCAGTAAAATAATGGAACCGATTAAACTTACAGCTACTTTGCGGGTCAACGACTACGATGCGCAACAATATACCATTGAGAGATTAACCGTCGCAAAAACAGGGAAAAATGCAGGGCAATCGACGTGGAAGCCTATTGCTTATTGCGGGGCGGTAAAAACGCTTGCACAAAATGCTCGTGAGGCGGTTGGCAATGAGTTCGCACGATTAGCTAAAGAAAAGGCCGAAGAATCTTTTGACGCGCAGGGTCTTAGCGAATTATTGTCTAACCTTCCAACAAAGCCGAGGGCAATAAAATGACATACATGTACGGCAAGGAAGCGTATGACGCGATTGAGCGCCATGTTTATAATTCACGACTCATGCCTAACCAGTCTATCCCAATTGTCCAACATGGGGGTGCGGCATTATCTGCAATGATTGGATATTCTAATTGTGTACTAATAAAATCATTATGGAGGTAATAATGACCAAGCGAGATAAGATTATAGCTACAATGCGTTATGCGTATAATGCGGAACTACAAACCTCGCCAAGTCAGGGCGCGGGTGATCGAGCATGGGGCTTGGCGCTATTATCCATCGAAGCTCTTGGATACGCCATCGTCCCGACCGAGCCGACTGAGGGGATGCTAACCAATTCAGGAACGATGGAAGGTTTTAACGGATTTGCTGAAGAGGGCGATGTAGATAGGTGCCATATCGAATGGTGGGAAACCATGATCGAACAAGCACAGAAGGAGATGGAGATATGATTAAATGTATTATAATAATTTCACTATTCTCCACCAGTGGAATTCCTATAACGGCGACGCTTAGTTATGAAGACGTAAAAAGGTGTGAAAAAGCATATGAGCATGTTCTTGTTCGCTTAGATATCAATGAGTTCGCACGATTATCTAAGGAAAAGGCCGTTGGTGAATGGCGCAGAGTTGGGAACGTAAAAGCAGAACAGGGGATGAACAATGACTGAATCCTTAGCCCACGAAGGCCCTGGCCGATATTCTAACAACATCCGTATGTATTGGGAGCGCCTTGGCTTCAAAGTCAGAACGCGCGATTTTATAACAGGCGATTCGTATGGAGATTTTTGGTGCGTTCGCTCTGACATGAAAAACGGCAACCCATGCATCCAACAAAAAAGGACAATGAAATGAACAACGATATAGATTTAACATTAAACGAGCGAGAGGCGACGCATGGGGATTTTAGTGACGTTGCCTCAGTCGCTCAATCGTTAAAATTTCATATGGATTGCGCGCCGTATTGGGGCAATTTAACCGATGATAAGAAAGAAGCCTTACAAATGATTGCGTTAAAAGTTGCTCGTATTGTGTGTGGTAATCCAAATTACCCTGACCACTGGAAAGACATCGAAGGTTACGCCCGCCTTGTTCGGGACCGTCTTGACTAAATGGATTCCCGGATCTTGGACGCCACAACGATGCGCCGTATGGAATACGCTGGACGACGAAACCAAGACCCGTTTCCATGAATGGGTCTGGAAAGAGCACGAACGCGGCCAATGCAACCCAACTCAGATACCGAGGGAATTAGAAAATGACGAAGAGAGCACACAAGAAGTTTGAAAGAAACCCGAGAGATTTTTACGCAACCCCAAGTTCTGCAGTATTGCCATTGTTACCGCATTTACCGCCCGCCGCGCATTATGACGAACCCTGCGCCGGAGAAGGTGATTTAATTAAACATTTATCGGCGTATGGGCATTATTGTGAGCAAGCCACTGATATAAGTCCACCTAATCGGATGAAATCAAAATCTATTGACGCCTTAGATATAAATGAATGTCGTAGCAAAATGTTCATAACAAACCCGCCGTGGGATAGAAAAACGCTTCACCCTATAATAACTCGTTTGTCAAACTTAGCCCCAACATGGCTATTATTTGATGCTGACTGGATGCACACAAAGCAATCTATAGAATTTATGCCACGATGCGAAAAAATTGTGTCAATAGGCAGGGTGTCTTGGATGGGTAACGGTGTAAGCGGTTTTGATAACTGCGCATGGTATTTGTTTGATGTAATGAATAAAGAGACAACTAAATTTATAGGTCGAACATGGGAAACCGGACAGAAACGACAGTGACTCGAATTGATACAATATTCGGGACTTGCTATTTACAGATTGATTCCTTGAAAGGGATTGTGTGTGGTGGTAACATATCCACGCATCGCAAGGAACCTAACAGTCAAGTGACCTTGTTTACAGAGCAACTCGCGGATGGACTCCGCCACGCGTTAGAAGGAAAATAAAAATGGACTATGTTGATGGAACCTCGGATGACCGGACAATAAATAATACTATGCGGCACGAATACAAAGTGCTTTCTGATAAAGAAAAAAGCCAGATGCAGCTTGTTAAAGATAAAGGTTTAGAATTTTATAATCTTTGTGAATCCCTTGGCGATTCAAGAGAGATTAGCCTTTCAAAGACCAAAGTAGAAGAATCCGTCATGTGGGCGGTAAAACATATTACTGGATAATACATTGGAAGGGAAAAAAGATGTATAGAAAGCAGAATGCAAAACAAACAAAACATTTTGCAACGGTTGGCTCTGCCATATTAGACGCGGACACTGATGATGTTATTGAGTTCTTAAACTGGGGGGCACCTTCATCATGGGTGCTAGACCCGGTTGTAGAAAAGGCAAGCCCTGTGCAGAAATGGGTTAAGGCGCACATAAAAAAAAGCAAAGGTTGGATCGAATGAAAAATTCAAACAAAACCGGTATGGAACGCCAGGCTCAAGCAAGGCGCAACGTCCGAGACACGAAGCGCAAACAAAAACAAGCACGAAAGCTGATTGCAAAGGTTGGCGAGGAACGTGTAGCGCCTAAAGAAGTGTTTAGAGCGCGCAACGCCCACGCAGATATAGGGAAAAACTTATAATGGAAAACGTACAACGATTAACACCGGCAACAGACGAACGGCTAAAGACTATTGTTGAGCGTATCGAACGTCTTGAAGAAGAAAAAACTGCCTTAGTTTCGGACATAAAAGAAGTGTATTCAGAGGCAAGGGGCGCGGGATATGACGTGAAGGCTATTAAGCAGGTTGTCTCGCAGCGAAAACTCGATAGCATCGACAGGCAAGAGCAGATTTCAATGTTTGAGCTATATTGGGATAGGGTTCATTGACATGGAATCTTGGCAACGTAAGTTATTAAGCCAGGCAAGAGAGCGCCTTGAGGCCATCCCAAGCGAGAGGCTGGAGATTTGCGACCCTGCGGCAGTTGTGGAGTTGGCTTTAGTCCTGCACGATGTTCTGGAAATATTAGAGGATAAACCATAAGCATGGCTAATAAGCTAACACCCAAGCAACAGGCGTTCATTAACGAATACCTGATAGACTTGAACGCGAAGCAGGCAGCTATCCGTGCGGGGTACGACGGCAAGGCTTTACGCCAGGTAATTAAACAACGTAAACTGGACAGCCACGAGCGCACAGAAGCGCAAATGATGTTTGAACTTTTATGGGACGCGGTGCATTAAAATGGAAAATAAAGAACACACTATAACTGAAGTTGACGAAGACAAGGTGGCAGAAGTTGCAACAGGGCTAGTCTTGGCATGCGAAGGCGTCGGCGCTGTCATCATGTTAACGATACGATTCGACGGGACTATAGGGACTCATGTCGATGGTATGGACGTAGCTCTTTCTGACGCAGCCGTTAATTTGTCTCACGACATCATGGAACACTTAGGGGCTGAACGTGTATCCAGCCATGGGGAGGTAATGCATTGAGAACCAAATGGCTAGAGGACGTCGCAGCTAAAGCGGGCGTTGTGTTAGTAGGTGTGGAATCAGGGGAAGGGGCAGTCTATGATACTGCTAAATTCGACTACCCTTGCGGGTGTCACGGGACAGACGTTGGTTTAAGCGCGTATGACGAGCAGGAATCAGCTTGGATAGTCGCGGCGATAAAGAAGTCATGGCCGGACTGCATGGAGGGTGAGAGAGTCATACCACAATCAAAAGGAGACAAGACATTGACCGATAAACCAGACTTTAAAGTGGGCGACGTTGTGGTGTTGAGGTCCGGCGGCCCTGCTATGACAGTTTCAGGACCTTTAACGGATGAATTTGATGTCAACTGCATATGGTTCGCAGAAGATTACATTGAAAAAGCGTGTTTCCATGTATCGTCGCTAAAACTATACGATTGTCAATGCGCCGGGGAAAGTTGTCTTTGAAGCCTTACTTATGGAATGTTTATGACACATAAACTCACACCTAAACAACAAGCGTTTGTAAACGAATACCTGATTGATCTGAACGCAACACAGGCGGCAATTCGTGCTGGGTACAGTGAGAGGACAGCAAAAGAGATAGGCTGTCAGAACTTAACCAAAGTTAACATTGCCGCGGCAATCAAGGAAGCATTGGACGTAAGGGCCACAGAGACGGGCATTACAGCGCGCTGGGTGCTTGAACAGGCCGCTGACGTATATAAAGAGGCGAGAACAGCAGAAGACCGCTCAAACGCCTTAAAAGCCCTTGATACGGTTGGCAAGCATGTAGACATTCAAGCGTTTAGTGAGAAACATGAGTTAGTAGGGAAGGACGGCGCTGAACTTGTGTTTGTCCCTGTGGGGGCTCGTGGAACAGATAAAGATTGAGTATGTCGAGAACCTTTACCCTATCTTCACCAAGCCAAAGCGTATAAAAATTATTGTTGGAGGACGTGGGTCTACTAAATCAACGGGTGTGTCAGACTATGTTGGGGCTAGAGTTTCTAAAGGTGAGCTATGGTGCTGTGCGCGTGAACACCAAAATTCTATTGAAGAATCAGTGCATAGAACGATCCTTGAAGAAATTGAGCGTTTAGGGATAGCAGGATTCAGCGACACTAAAACGGGAATTACTCACAGTTCCGGCGGACGAATATTCTATCGAGGTTTAGCGCGCAACATAACTTCCATCAAATCTACATTATCAGGCGTCGACGGGCTATGGATTGAAGAGGGAGAGGACGTGACCGAGAATACCTTGCGTGTTCTCACTGCGTCTGTCCGGCTTAATGCAGCGGATGCAGAACGTAAAATCGCTGGCGAAGATGTAAAAATGCCTG